ATCCAGTAAGCATGCGATTCTTAGACTTTGTAGATGGCACAGATGCTACAACTTCTCCAAAGCAATTCCAAGCAACAAATTGGAGAGGCATCACTTATACTGCTAGCGTAGTTGCACCATTTGACGAAGCGTCGCAAGGTCAGTTATGGTACAATCCAACCTTAGACGAAGCTGATATTATGTATCACGACGGATCTAGTTGGGTTGGTTATAGAACTGCAACAGCATTCCCTAACACAGATGTAAACGGTCCTCAAGTAAGAGTTACTAGACCAACAACACAGTCTGACGGTAATCCACTTGTTAGTGGAGACATTTGGATTTCAACAGGTGACTTGGAACAATATCCTTTAATATACATATTTGATGATACTGTAATAGGAACAATTGAAGACAAATGGGGCTCTCCAAAAGACAATACAGATCAAACAACTGAAGAAGGTGTATTGTTTGCTGATGCTAGATATGGCACCGACGGTGGTACTGCTACGCAACAGCCAGTAGGCACTATACCTCAATTATTATTAACTTCATATCTAGATCCAGACGCACCTGATCCAGACTTGTATCCGAAAGGTATGCTTCTATTTAATTTACGTAGAAGTGGATTTAATGTAAAGCGCTACGAAAAGAATTATATAGATCTAAATGCAAACAATCCTAGATTTATAGATGTAGGAACTGGCAGTGACGAGGAGATGGCAGATTACTTCCCACATAGATGGGTAACTGAAAGTCCTAACACAATTACCGGAGCTGGTTCATTTGGTAGACTAGCCCAGAGAGCTACAATTGTACGTAAACTTCAAGCTGCTGCGAATAATAACGAAACAATAAGAGATAGTGAACTTTATGTATTTAACTTACTATCTTGCCCAGGATATCCAGAGCTTACAAACGAGCTTATAACTCTAAACTATGATCGCGATTTGACTGCATTTATTGTAGCAGACACACCGTTTAGATTATCAAACGCAACGCCGGATTTACAGCAATATGCTACAAATGCTTTACAGGCTGCTGAAGATAATGAAAAAGGTATTTTAAGTTCTGATCCTTATTTAGCTTACTACTACCCTAGCGGTTTTACAAGCGATAATTTTGGTAATAACGTAGTAGTGCCAGCTTCACATATGATGCTTCGTACTATAACCTTAAGCGATCAAGTTTCTTATCCTTGGTTTGCTCCAGCTGGTACACGCAGAGGTCAAATTACAAATGCAAGTTCTACAGGATATGTAACAAGTGAAGGTGAATTCCAAGTTGCATCTCTAAGTATTGGTCAAAGAGACACTTTATACGAAAACAGAATTAATCCAATTACTTTTATTAATGGAAGCGGATTAGTTGCATTTGGTCAAAAAACTAGATATGCTGCTGCTTCGGCATTAGATAGAATTAATGTTGCTAGACTAGTAATTTACATAAGACAGCAATTAAAGAAACTAGCTAAGCCATATCTATTTGAGCCTAATGATAAAATTACTAGAGACGAAGTAAAAGCGTCTGTAGAGTCATTGATGCTTGAATTAGTAGGTAACAGAGCACTTTATGACTTCCTAGTTGTATGTGATCAAACAAACAACACGCCTGCTAGAATAGATAGAAACGAGTTATATATAGATATCGCTATTGAACCAGTAAAAGCAATTGAATTTATATACATTCCGTTGCGAATTAAGAATACCGGTGAAATAGGTAATTTATAAAGCTAAATATATACAGTTAGGAGCAAAGAAAATATGCCAGTATCATCATTAACTAAAATGACAGTGCCTATAGCAAACGATCAAAGTGCTAGTAACCAGGCAATGATCATGCCTAAACTCCAGTATAGATTTAGGGTAACATTTGTTAATTTTGGAGTAAGTACACCTACTACAGAATTAACAAAACAAGTTGTAGATATTACAAGACCGAACGTAAGTTTTGAAGAAATTGTTTTAGATAGCTACAACAGTAAAGTATACTTAGCAGGTAAGCATGCCTGGCAAACAATTACTGTGAACCTAAGAGAAGATGTAAACAATAATGTACAGCTTCTTGTAGGCGAGCAGTTACAAAAGCAATTTGATTTTTACGAACAATCAACTGGTGCTGCTGGTATTGACTATAAGTTTACTACTAAGATTGAAATACTCGACGGTGGTAATGGTATACACGAACCTATTCCATTAGAAACGTTTGATGTTGTAGGATGTTATATTACAAATGCACAATATAACCAATTAAATTACGCTACTTCTGAGGTTGTAACTACCACACTTGAAATACGTTACGATAACGCTATCCAAACACCAATCGGTACTGGCGTCGGTACGCCAATAGAACGTACAACTGGAACACTAGCAACTGGTATTGGTGCTTAAGCACTTCAAATATAGTTTTACTAATGGGGGATTTAATCCCCCATTTTTTATGGATAAATATTTGCATGACATATTTGAATCCTTATCTTAACAATTTAAGTAATAGATACGAAGCGTACAATGGACCAAAAGGAAACCTTGCTTCTTGGGAGCATGCTAGTAAGTTATTTTTACATGATAATTACAGACTAGCACCTAAAGTACCTTTTCTATATCATGTTAATTTTGTACTCAATCCTTTTGCAAAAGCTCTAGTACCGTCTTTTGAATATCGGGGAATGAGTGCAGCAGAAGTAGGATTGTTAGTCAAAACTATTAACCTTCCTAAGTACTCGCCAAGAGTTGAAACCATAAACAGGTATAACCAAAAAAAGAACGTAGAGACACAAATTCAATACGATCCTGTTACTGTAGAAATGCACGACGATAATGACGGTTTAGCATATTCATTGCTACAAGCGTATTACAAATATTATTTTGTAGATGGCAACTATCAAATAAGACCTCAAGCATACACTCCTGATTTAACATATAGTAATTTTTTGTTTAGATACGGATTAGATAATCAGCTACCGCATAAGCATTTTTTCAAAGAAATACATGTAAGTCAACTAACTAGGGGTGTGTATCATAGATATACTCTTGTTAATCCTTTGTTAAGTAAATTAGATCATGATAACTTAGATTATGCTGATGGCGGCCGAGGCACTCAAAATACTTTTACAATTAACTACGAAGCAGTATTTTACGAAACTGGAAGAATCGATACTGAAGAAGACACACCAGACGGGTTTTCTAATATTCATTATGATGAAACACCAAGCTCATTAGCAAGTATTCCACAGAGGGATTATCAAGCAGTACCAGTGAGAAATCAATTAAGTATTGTTGAGGAAACTACAACAATTGCTGATATTATTAGAAGAAAACAATTACAGACACAAGATATTAGAAATAATCAAGGATATACGTTTGAGAATTTTAGAAGAAATAGATTTAACACATTTACAACTTCTACACCAAAAACAGAACAATTAGTTTTTCCAAAAAAAGATGGTCAGAAATATATTATACTAGAATTCGCAAAGAGAGAAATTAATAAAATTAATTTGAACGAATTACAAAATAATCCCAGTGCATTAGAAGCTGCTAGAAGAGACTTATATAGAAAAATTTATCAAGCAGAGGGCAATCCAGGCGGAGCTGAAGAAGCTGATAATCAATATGATATTTTACGACCACAGCCAGGATTTTTAGAATCCTTAAATGAAATTTTAGGAGTATAAATGCAAGCTAATAGTAACTTACCTGCAACACCTATAAAAGGTGATAAAAAAACAACAGAATTTTTTGATACTTATTTTTCAAAAAAAATACAAGTATCAACTGATGAATTTGTAGTAGTACAGGGTTTTTTTGAAAAAAGAGGTTTTGATAAATCAGCAGCAAAAGCAGTTGCAGGTGTATTAATTCAACAAGCAAAAATTGACGGTGTAAAAGTTTATGAATTTTTAGACACAATGGCAAAATTTTCAAAAAATCAACTTTCTCAATTAATAATTGAAATTCTAAACCATAACAGAGCAAGTACAAGTGTACTAGGTTATAGAAACTTAGAAACATTTAACACTCTCGAAGCTAGAAATATTTTACTATAATGCCAAACAAATGGGCAAAAGGAAAATTCACTCCAAAAAATCCTCAAAAATATATAGGACATAAAGCGCCAACATATCGCAGTAGTTGGGAATTTGTTTTTATGAAATTCTGTGATGAAAACATGCACATTACAGAATGGATGAGTGAGCCAATGCGAATACCATATTTTAATCCAGTAAAACAAACTAAAACTACATATGTACCTGATTTCTTAGTTGCATACAAAGATAAAACAGGACAACGTAAAGTTCAGCTAATAGAAATAAAACCAAAAAAACAAATACTAGGGGAAGCACGTAGTCAACGTGATAAAATACAAGCAGTAATTAATCAAGCAAAATGGCAAGCAGCTAAACAATTTTGTGACCAAAAGAATATAGAATTCAAAGTAATTACAGAAGACGATATATTCCATCAGGGCCAAAAGCGCAAATAAATACTAGTATATTATAGGATATACTATGACAAAAAAATTAGAAGAGCTTTTTGATTTGCCAGAAAATAAAGAATTTATCGAAGAAGAAAAAGTTCAAGAAGCACAAGCTGATAATACTAAAACATACGAAAAAAGATTGCAAAAAAGTGAAGACATAGAGTCCCAACTAGCTCATGTTGATAAAATATCTTCTTCTTTACCTAGAGTAAGTGGCTTAGGTGCAAAGTCGGATACAGAGCTTGATGACATTGCAGACAAAGCAGTTCAAAGCTATAATGATCTAATGGATTTAGGAATGAATGCAGAATTAAGATACAGTGGTAGAATTTTTGAAGTAGCAGGTTCTATGTTGAAAACTGGGTTAGATGCGAAAGTAGCTAAGTTAGATAAAAAATTAAAAATGATAGACCTACAGTTGAAAAAACAAAAGTTAGATCAAAATGTTCCTGATGCAGATACAATAAGCGGTGATGAGTTTGTAGTTGATCGCAATACACTGCTTGATAAACTCAAAGACATAGATAAATAATATATTAGGAGTGTTAAAATGAAAACTTTTTCTGATTTTTTAACAGAGTCTCAAAAAACTTACAAATTTATTATTAGAGTAGCTGGCGAGCTTCCTGAGGGCTTTGCTGATGCTTTAGAAAGAAACATAGACAAATATAAACTGTTGAATTTGTCATCACCAAAAACATCACCAATACAAGCTAAGCCTTTAGATTTTCCGCAATTACAAAATTGTGAAGTTACACAATACGAAGCAGAAGTGCAGTATCCAACAACTCCGCATGTATTAGAAAGATATTTAGCAGACTGTTGCGGTATTAGCCACAGCTACATTACAGTAAGAGGAGAAGGTGATCCTATCGAAGCACAACAGCCTGATAAATCTGAAGACGAAGAACCTTACGAAACACTGCTAGACAAAGAAGACATGGGCGGCGAAAGCGCTCAAGATTCAGTTGGTTCTAGCAGAGTAATGGAATTATTAAAGGAACTAGAAAAAGACAGATCAGACCGAGAAGTAGATCCAGTAGCAGAAGCTCCTAAGGGCGAATCAAAAGATATATCATCAGAAGAAAATGCAAAATCAGTAGTAGGCAGCTAAAATGAGTAACGATATAAGAAAATATATTGGTATACTTACAGAAGATGCAAATCTAAATCAGAAGTATTATGATAAAAATGATAAGCCGGATTTAGATGCTTTTCCTGACATAGCTGGACAAACAAAAAATGATAACGGCGACTACGGGCCTTTCCAGCAATGGTTAATTGATAACAAAGATCCGCATCAAAAACATTTTAGAGCTTGGAAGGCACAGTCTCCTACTCCTAACGCTTATACAGACACAGGTATGATACAACAATACTTCGACCAAAATCTAGATCAGTATAGCGAATTTATCAATTGGTACGAAGAAAATAAAGCTAGATTTAGCAATAACGCTCAAGCTAAAATAGACGCAGACAAATGGATGGAAAAGTTTAATGCCTGGTTAGCTGCAAATCCAGACATAGAAGCCAAATACAAACGATATAAACAAAGCAAAAACTCTCCGCAATCTATGAATGAAGTAACGGTAAAAGGTGTATACATACCTAACGAATTAGTAGGTAGTGCCGCAGCTGGTTTTTTACAAAGTGCGCAGGGTATCGGTAAAAGCTTTATGAATTTTATAGCACCAAAAGCTAACGCTGCTGCTCAAGGTGAAAAAGAACCAGATCAAGACCCAGCAGATACAGCTTCTAGCGGCACCTCTAGCGAACCAGTAGCGCCTGATAGCAGCGGTGGCAGCGGAGCTAATCCATCCGATCAAGCTATGGGTACATTTTCGCAAGGAGGCGGCCAAGGCGGAGCACCACAAGATCAAACACCCCCAGCACCTGATCCAGCAAGTGAGCCTGACGAAGGCGATTTTGAACCAGGTAGCACGCAGCCAGCAGATGATTTTAATGACGAGCGTGAAGGAAATAGTTTAAAAAATCCTTACGATAATATTACCGTAAGTCCTGACGGTAGCTTAAACAAACCAAAACCAGGAACACCCGAGTTTGATCAAGAAGGCAATGTAGTTGCAAAGCCAAACGTACCTAACCAAGCTCCGGTAGGCGGAAGCGGAAGTATTAGTTCTAGACCCGGGCAACAAACAGCACCAGCAGGAGATCAAAACGGAATTCGTAATCCATTTGACGGTGGCACTAATACAACAAGTACAGCAACGACCACACCAGCAACGCAATCAGCAACAACAACACCACCACAACAGCAACAGCCGCCAGTGCCAAAACCACGCCCAGCAGCACAACCAAAGTACTATCCTGGTGTAACAGAACCTGATTACAATAAAAGTCTTCGCATTGCTCAGAACACACTTAAACAAGCACAGCAAAAATTGTCACAAGGTAATCTAAGCAATTTAGATAAAATGCAAGCACAAACAGATGTGCAAAGGCAAAATCAACTGATTAATATGTATCAAAATGATTTGTTAGCAAATCCTCGCACAGAAAGAGGTAATCTAATTCATCATCGTAATATGTTAAACAGATCAGCAGTGGCATCAGGCCAGGCCGGAGATCAAAAAACTAGAGCAGGTTACAAAAAACAAGCTGCTCAAGTTAGTCAACAACTAAAAACAGTAAAAGAATCACGGTTTACTAACTTACAAAATTACATAAATAAGCTATAGGAGCTATAAAATGTCCAACAATCAAATGAAAACGCTGTTAGAAAGCATGGATGCAATAAGTGAATACGCAAGTACGCCGACGCCTTTTGCTATGCGTGTAAACGCTTTAATGAGAGCAGTGAAGCAATTGGCAGGAGCTAGAGACGATCAACAAAGAGCTGCTGCCTTTAAGGGAGTAGAAAGAAAGTTTTTGCAAGTAAAAGATGAATTAACAATTACAACCGAAGACTTTGAAGATGCTACTACTGAGCCAGATCCAATGTATGCTGATCATCAAATGATGACTCATGATTTAGCAGGCGGATTAAACAAGCCGAAAGATTCGTATGCACCTACAAACGGTGGCGACAATCCTATGTCATTAGAAGAAACTAAAATTCAAGCGGAGCTAACAGCATTATATAAATTATAATATGCCTCCTAAAAAAAAGAAACATTTACTACCGTTACATAAAAGCAATTGTAATTTTATGAATAATGCTATAGCGGTAGTAAATGCTTATGGCGAAATAAAACCCTGTTGCGTATTTGCTGGGTCTAATCTAACTACAAAAACAGTTTTTGATGTAGATACACTTGATGACATGTTAACATCGTCAACATGGAATAATTACAAAAACAATTTAAAGCACTCTCGAAAAAAATACGACGCTTGTAGTGCATGCTGGCAAAAAGAAGCACATGGTATTGCAAGCAAAAGACAATTTGCTTATGATCATAATTCGAAGCTAGACAAAATTACTCCCGGAAAAATACAATACCTAGAGCTAGCTCTTGATTATACTTGCAATATGATGTGTAGGATGTGCAGGCCTGCATGCAGTAGTAAATGGCAAGCAGCTAAATTTGTAAAACAAGAAGTTTCTAAATTAGATCGCAATCATTTTACTTCG